CGGGCTAGATGGGATCTACTTATTAGGTAGTAGTGCCCGTTTCAGGGCACCGCGAATGAAGGGAGACTCCCCAGTGTGTTCTGGGCTGGGGTACTACCCCAGTGCATGACGGCATCGGCCAAAGGCAGCCTAGCCACAGTCCTTCGTATTTGGCTCCGTCGCGTCGGCGCCGCACAGCTTTCCTAACCACTGCGCTATTACTCCTACCGCGGGGCTCGCGTTATGCCAGCCGGGGACGCGGCAAACAACCCCCTCCTTTCCCCTTAATCCAGGTACTCGGTGACTGAGGTGGGTTGATCAATGTCTGCTTTCACAGAGCCACAGGAGGCGAGGCGTTAGTATCTTCCGCCGGTGCTGTCCTGTGTCTAGCCGATGCCGTTGATGTCCAGTTCGAAGCTGGTCCATCCCCTAGGCACTCCCTGTGCATCCGATTCGTTCGAGTGGTTCCTGCGCGGCCCACAAGTATCAACGGACAGGGCTAAAGGGTTGAGTATCGGAGCTTCATGGCGGGCCACCCACAGGACCACACCAAGCACCCACAGTCTCCAACTAAGGGCGAAGGACATGGACTCTGCAGGCTCCAGAGCGGACCGCTTATAGGTCTTCATTACGCTCGAGCGGTCCACTCTGGCGGCCTACCAAGCCGCTCTGACAGAAGAGAGAGAGCCAATGGGGGTCCTTAGGTCCCCACCCTCTAGACGATCTTATCAGCTATCCACGGGTTGCTGCCCACGGCCAACATCTCTCCGTCCAAAAAATTACACACTGGGGAGTCTCCCTT